ACCTATACACTCATCGAATCTAATTTGAACTGGTGGTATTGGTATATTATATTTGTCCTTTGGTACTGTTTCAATACAATCAACAGGACAGAACGGCACACATACTTGACAACCTGTACAGTTATCTTCATCTACTACAGCTATTAATTTTGGTTTTTTCTTTTTGTGATTTATTTTTGTGGTGGGGTCTGGAACTGATTTGTAATGGTCATACATTATGGCTGAAACATATCCCACACGTGTTTAACAAATAACCCTACGAAACCTGTACCTATGATACCTCTCCACTTTGACGTTGATTGTCTAAATTGTGTATTGAGTTTAGTTTCTGCCCATAACCCTTGATGTGGATTGAATAAATTGTCTTTAATGAATTTTAAATCGGTTCTGTTCTTCATATGTTCAGCTTCATTGTGAATTTTTATTTCATTGATGGTATTCTTTATAGTATCTATTTTCTCGTGTATTAAGTCGAATTCTTTTCTATCTGATTGATTCATTTATTATTTCCTTACGTATCTTAGTAACCACATCCAATATAGGATTACTAAGATTGTTAATACCAATTCTGTCATATGTGTCATAAACCACGAAGGAATCGTTGGTCGTTACTATATAAATATTACTCATCATCCTTTTCCACCCACACTTCTTCTAATTTTTTGCGTAATAATGTGGTATTTTTAGGTGTGGTTAACATTTTGCCTGTTGGCTTCATTATATAGAAACAATTATAACATAGTAGATGTAAGTTATCTAACGAATGATTTTTAGAATCACCATCGAGGAAACATATTAGATACGGGCCTCTCATATCTTTTTCTCTATAGTCATCATAACCACAATTGGAACACTCTTGTTTTAGATAACCATCTCTTACTATTCTTTCTTGTAATTTCCAATGTGGATAGTTAGGGTGTTTACCATCAAATAAATCTTGTATCTTTACTCCCCATCCTGTATTACCTTTTGATGTGATACCAACACCCGCTTGATTTTTATTTTGTTCAAATAAGTCATACATTTTTGCGTACTTCTTAAATGTATTATATGCGATACCAAGATGACGAGCAGCAGCTTTAATTGACATTGTACTACGTATTGCCCACTCTATTCTACTCTTTGGAATTGGTTTACTACGAAATGGATTCTTTTTCTTTGGTCTGTTTTCGTAATCAAACAAATCATTTAAATCAGACATTAAGATTTTCCTGTTGATTTAACATTTCTTCTTTGTTTACGAGGTGGTGGTTTTCTTGAAACTCTTTTTAATAACTCGTCTTTTAATAATTTTCTTTGTGTTCTTAAATCGTGAATTTCCGAGTACAAATCCCCAACCTTTCTAGCACTCAAAAGTGCCATAGTCATTACTCCACCCATACTACCAATAAAAATTCCTATTGTAAATAATACCCATTCATTCATAACTTTCTCCTAAAAATCATCTAATTTAGTGGTTTCACCTCTCCACCACTCTACTTTACCGATTGGTTTTAATTCTTTTGTATATTCTTTTACTATAAACAACTTATTAAAAGTTTCACCATCTAAATTCTTTCTTAATCTAAAATATGTATGCGCTTCTTCATAAATATCAGTTTGTAAACTCACCGTATCTACTGCCTCTGTTTCATCACTATTAACCGTAAAAAGTTGCCAAGTACTCATATACTCTCTCCTGTTATTAATTTAAAATAATATAAAAATCTTTACTTCCATCATACCAACGGGCTGTTAATTTCATAGTGTCTCCTACCATACTTTTTACTGGAGCTATCATATTATTTATTTCACCGTTACTATTACTATAACTAATCATATTTGACGTAGCTACTTCCATACCACTAAACTGTGTTAAGTATGTGGTATCGTATGCGACATACATTCCCTCATCATTAAAATTTCTTTTTACGACATAACCTAACGTATCACCAATATACCAATATAAATTACTTTTCCACTCAACCCAAAAGTTTTCTACACCAAATCCTTCATCTCGTATTGAGCCTGTAACCTTGTGAAGTGTTTGCCAATTATCCCTATCCAATGTTAGGTGATGATATCCTCTACCATCTTCTTTTAATCTTAAATCAAATGATAACTCGTGGTGGGTACTATTGTCCTCACACGATATTAATAAAAAACTAAGTATTATTCCTACTATTAAATTGTTTTTTATTTTGCTGTGACTTTTCATTTTGTTCCTTTTTGTTTTTGTTTTTAATTTTATGATTTATTTTATTGCGAATCATTTCATTTTGAGTATTGTCTTCAACTTCATCCCAATCCTCCCAATTATGAATCCTCGGCATTTATATTCTCCTTATGTCTAAATATAATACTAAAAGCGTATACAAGTCAAGCGCTTTTTATTTTCCATTTTTCTAATTTATCTAAAAATTTAGTAATAGTATATTGTTTTTTTTGTTCGTCAACAATCTGTAAAGATTCTAATAGCTCTGGCTTTTGATTTATTATTCTATTTAATATCATAAAACCAACTGACGGGTAAAACGTTTCAAAACTTTCTTCTCCTAAAACATTTGTTTCATATATGGAATCCTTTTCAGAATCACCACTCAGTAATAAGTAGTATGTCATATTACAAAAACTTATTTTTAATTATCATTTTGAGAATCACCTTTCATAACTCTATATGAATCTGAATCTTCGTGATGTGTAGATACTTCAAATATTCTACCATCTGTTAATGCTTCTATTTGATGTGGTTGTCCTGGTCTTTGTCTTACAACATCACCATTTGATATTATGGTCTCATCCATCTCTGCAGTTTCTGTATCTATCCATCTATATATAAACTCACCGTGTTCTACATACCAAGTCTCATCCTTTTTCATATGATAATGCATAGAAAATTTACAACCTTTGTTGAATACTAAAACTTTACCACAATAGTTTTCATTATTTTCTATGATTATTTCTTGACCCCAACCTTTGGGAACGCAACATCCAATTGTAACTTCTGATTTTATCATAATATACTTTTAATGTAATCCGTGACATCTTTTGTTGGATTCCAACCTAAGTATTTTTTAGCGTTGTTATCTTTACATAAAGTTTCTCTCATCTCACCATTTCTACTATCTATATACTCTCTTGGATAATCACCAAAAACATCTGCTATTTCATTAATAGAATAATTTTTACCTCTACCAAGTTCATATTCTGTATGTAAAGTATTTATGTTATCTGCAGCTTTAATTAATCCATCTACAATATCTTCTACGTGAGTAAAATCTCTTCTTTGTTTGCCATCATCTGTAATTGTTAATGGTTTATTATTTTTATATTGATTTTCAAATATACCAACGACAGTACAATAATCACCCTCTGTAAGTTGATGTGGGCCGTATACATTATAAAATCTACAAATAGTAGTTCTAACCTGATATACCAATGAATACATCCTACACAACTCTTCACCCTGCCACTTTGTAAAGGTATATGGATTCGTATAGTTTCCACCGTGTGTTGAAGATGAACCAGCATAAATTACTGGTATTCTCTTCTCAGTTTTCATAGTTCTAACCCACTCTAGTATGTTCATCGTAGCCAGAACATTATTTTCAAATGTGCTAGCTGGATACTCAAATGATGGTTGTATTCTTGGGAGTGCTGATAAATGAAATACTACGTCAGGATTTTCCATAAAATAGTCGAAATTAACACAATCTCTTATATCCGCATTAAAATATTCACAACCCTCTTGTTCATTTTCTTTTTTACCTGTATGATAGTTGTCAAGAGAAACCACTTTGTAACCATCTTTTAACAATCTTTTTATTAGGTTAGTACCAACAAAACCAGCACCACCAGTAACTAATGCTTTCATACTTTTATTAAATCCTTTTCATAAGTTTTTAATGAATTAATGTTAAATTTAAATATCTCTAACTCCATTTCACCAACCTCACCACTTTCTTTAAGTATTGACGATAACTCTACTAATATTTGAAAATTACTTGAATTTAACAATTTAACATCAAATTCAATTACAATATCATTATTTGGTTTGTTTTGATGTGAATGTTTGATTCTATCTGATAAATTAAATTCAGTATCTTTTTGTTCGTGTTTTACATATGATTCTATAACACCCGTGTATTCTATATAAATTGTAGAACACCAAGGCTCTAACTCTTTCAATAAATTATAATCACAGTTCTTTACAACAAAACCAATATCATATTTCGGTGGTATAATCGGATACATCATTTCATCGTGTTTAACCATATGACCCCACTTACGAATAAAGTTTCTTGTGCTACGTAAGTTTTGTTCTAACCACTCTGATGATTCTCTGCCTTTCATAAATACTTGTCCAGCTGGATTACGTAATGCTCCATCTTTGAATCTTGAACCTCTACAAGTCATATGATATACAAAACCTTTCCAAGTTTGAACTAAATCATAACCATTCAATACAAATCTATTGAATATGTCTGAATCTTCTTTTGATTGTGGTGCATATAGTGGGTCGTGTCCATTTATCTCTTGGAAATCTTTTTTATATATAGCCCACGGAGCAAATATACCTTTTGTTGGTTTTGCACCTGTATCTGTAGTATTTAAAAATTCAAATAGTTCTTGTTCTTTAAATTCTTCAGGTTCTATTCCAAAGTCTCTTAATATCTTTTCTGGCCCATCAGGATGTAGTGGTGGTTCGATTCTTGTTGCGGATACCACAGTGCCAGGTTTTATTAATTTAAGTATCTCCGTATCCATATAAGGACAAGCATACATATCGGCGTGATATATCATCACGATATCATTTGTAGCGTAGTCATTTACAAGAGTATCATAAAGTATTGTGTGACCTAACCTATTAGGCCCTTCGTTTCTATGTATCTTAACATTTGGGTCTTTTTCTGCTATCTCATTCATCCACTCCCACGTTCCGTCATCTGAATAATCATCTGCCCAACATATCTCGTGATGTGAACCTAAATTCTTTCTGATACTATCATAAGACCATTTGAGGTATTTTAAATTGTTTCTACTAGGTTGAATAAAACTTATCGTTTTCATATTCTCTTTCCATATTTTTTCCAAATCTTCAAAATAAAAATCTGGTTTGACTTTAGCGTTGTGTTTATCTATCTGAAATAGTTCTTCTATGGGATATACACTTTCTAAATCAATTAAACTTATTTTTCCGTCTTTTGTTTTTATTATATTTATTGGAACTAAATCATAAAAAAACATTTCCTTTACAATCGTGGCATCTATTACCTTTTTATAAAATTCTTTTGGTATTGAATCAAAATCAAATTCTGATGTTGATAGTTGTTGTCCACTTTCAGTAATGTAACCAATTATATCATCACCATCTACTATTAATGACTTTAATGCTGGTGCTAATCCATCAAAAAAACCACACTCATATGCATCAATAAAGTTTTGTCTTCTACAATACTCCATATCAAATACCTTATAAAAACTATCTTTATCTCGTAGTATTTTTCTACCGTGATTTATACCATCAACCCACCTTCCAGCTTTATCTAATATAACCTCAAGTGAATTTAAATCTATATCTTGTATATTGATTCTTTTCATAAGTTTGCTTTCCATCCAAGTTTTTGTTCTTTTATAGTATCATACTGAACTATTAAATCTTTTTTAGGTATTGCGAATTTATAGTCTGGAAATCTAAAAGGCCCATTTTCAAAATCCCAATATCCCTCAAAGAAATTACCAACGTGTCTATATCTTATTGGTATATCGTGTTCACAGTCTTCACCTTTTTCTAAAAACTCTTCAAATCTAAATTTAAACCAATCTGTTTTTTGAACTCCCTCTGGTGTTATTCTTTTGTAAGGTGAATATTTTCCACTATGAAAATAAACATATTCACCCACACCATAACCATCTGATGGATACTTATCCCAATAATTCTTTACAATGGACGCACCAAGTTCTAACTCTCCACTAACATATGGTTCTTTATTGTATTTGTCCATTTTATTTATTAATAAAAAATCAACTTCGTGTTTTACCAATGCTTCGTCAACAACATTTTGCCATTCGTCTTTAGTTAATAAAAACTGTTGGTCTTCATTTATGTTAACTGAATATGGTGTTGTTACCTCATTTAATAACGACAACATTGTTGCTGCCCAATCTTTTTCAAGATTATTATAGAAGTTTAATTTTGGTATATATTTTTTATAAAGAGAATGTACTTCATCTAAATTAACTTCATCATTAAAATTAACAAAAAATTCATAATCACCCCAAATATCACCAACTATTGGTAAGTTGTCCTCAAGTATTTTTAGTCTCTCTGGAATAGTGCATATAAAATTTTGAACAACACTAATCATTTACCAACTGACTTCCCAATCTTTAAATTCAGCAGCTATACAATCTATCTTATAATCTTTTCTACCACCAACTACTTCCATAATCTTATTTGAAGCTGTTTGTCTTATTCCATTGATACCGTGAGTAAGATGAAGATTACCATCCTTATCACCATTTCTAACTTTTGTTTCATTGTACCAAATGTGAGCATTCATTTGAGAAAGAACAATAATCGCTCTAATAACCTCTCCTGTTATTTCATCTCTATGTTCTTCTAATATTGAATCAATATCGTGAATCATATCCTTAATTTCTTTAGCGTAATTATCTTTATTCTCAGCTATAAATATTTCTTTTAACTGATGTATACTAAGTCTATCTATTAGTTCACCTAATGTTGGTAACCATTTTCTTTCACTCATTTGTCTCTCCCATATAATATTGGATTGTTATGTGGCCATTCAAAATTCCATTCAGGGTCATCCCATTTAATAACGAACTGATTAGGAACATCATTGTAATCTCCATCAAAAGCTAACTTATAATGAAAAGTACACTCATCACTTAAAACAAAATACGATCCTGCACATCCTGGAGGTGTCAATATTTGTTTTCTATTTTCTGCAGATAATATAAAAGAATCCCAAGTTTTATATGTAGGTGAGTCTTTTCTATTATCAGCTAATACGTAATAAAACTTACCATATACACAACTAATTAATTTGTGTGTTTTATCATCTCCGTGTAAACCTCTCAAAACATTTTTTTGAGAATGTGCAAATTTATCTAATCTCCAATTCAAATCAGGATAATCCTCTTTTTTCCAATTGGTATAGATATCCCCTCTGAAATCCTCGTGTCTATCAGGTTGAAATGTCAATACATCTTTAATCATAGTATCTCTCTCCAATAATTTAATAAATCTTCACAAATATGTATTAAATCCTTTTTTGGCTCCCAACCAAAATGTTTTTTAAACTTATCTGTGCTTGGTATTTGTAAAGTTATGTCTGTGGGTCTAACTCTATCAGAATCTAATAACGGCTTTAAGTTAAGTAACGGTGACAATGACAATAACGTGTCTAATGTATCTCCTACCGTACAAGTGTAATTACCACCGATATTATATATCTCTCCAAACCTATCACTTTCAGAACATATCCAATATGCTCTTATTGCATCTTCTATGTGATTGTATGTTCTAACTGATTCTAAATTTCCGTGTCTGATAAAACCATCACCATTTCCCTTTTCATTTTGTACAATTTGATGTGCAAATGAAGAAAGTGCAAACTGTTTACCTCTTCTTGCTCCCTCGTGTGAAAACATACGAGTGATTATAATTTTCATATCATATGCATTATGATAATATTGTGACATCAAATCGTGTCCTACTTTTGATATTGAGTATGGATTAGCAGGTCTGATTGGATTATCTTCTTTGATTGGTATCTCATCTTCTTTTGGCATACCATAAACCTCAGATGAAGAAATACTGACTATAACAGGATTGTAATCTGAATTCTTTATTGATTCTAATAAATGAGTAGTACCAATAACATTAGTCTGTAAAGTAATAACTGGTGTTTTAAAGCTAACTTCTGGAAAACTCTGTGCTGCAAAATGAAACACTTTGTCTGGTTTTGAAATTTGGATAGCTCTTTCAACTGATAGTCCATCAAGTAAATCACAATCCACAAACTCAAATCTTTTGTCATCAATGTGGTCTACGTTCTTAGTATCTTCCATCCACCTTTTAGTAGCGAATATTTTTACATCGGTTTCGTGTTTTAAAATGTAGTCAATCATATGACTACCAACAAAACCAGTGCCACCTGTTATTAGAATATTATTCATTTCTAAATTTAAGCACTTTATCGTAAATTGAATCTACTGATAATCCATTATTATCTAAGTGGTAATCTCTATCTCCATTTTCAAAAATATATCTTTCAGGTAATCCTATTCGTAGTAAAGGTTTTTGCACATTATTATCTGACATTCCCTCTAATACAGCGGAACCAAATCCTCCTGATAAAGTTTGTTCTTCTACTGTGATAACTTTATCGTATTGTTTGAATACTTCCTTCATTTTAACTATAGGATTAGGTTTTATCTTTGACATATTGTACAATGAAACTTCCATATTATTTTTAAGAAATTTATCTTGTACATCAAGACATCTACCTAACATATACCCATACGATATTATAGATATTTTAGTTTCTTCTTTTCTCATTGGATTACCAAAAAGACCACCCTTAACCATAGAATATCCTACTCCGTTAGGTGTTTTCATTTCATCGAATCGAGAATCATATTTTCTCTCAAGTCTAATATATCTTAGTTTTTGATTTTCATACGATTCTTTAACTAACTCTTTAACGTGTGTTGAACTAGCTGGACAGTCTATTTCAACGTTTAACAAAGACCTCATATAAGCTATATCTTCATTTGTTTCGTGTGCTGGCCCTGCTGGTGCGTATCCTAAAGCTACTCCGTTAGACAATATTGTAATTGGATTATTTGGCATAGAACAAGAATATCTTATTTGTTCAAAACATCTTGCTGACCAAGCTGCCATAAAATAAACATATACTTTTTTACCAGCAGCTGATAACCCAGCAGCTAAGTTAATACTATGTTGTTCTGAAATACCAGTCCAAATAAATTGTTCAGGTAATTCTTCTCTCCAACTATCTAATGCAGATGCTCCCATATCAACACTAATTAATATAACATCTTTATCTTTTTTTGCAATTTCAAATAATTCTGAAATAAATGTATCTCTTTGTGTCACGATAAATTCTCCAATCCAATTTTAATATCTTCTTCACTTGATGGAACTATAGTGTGATATTCCCACTTGCCTTCCATATAACTAACTCCCTTACCCTTTGTTGTTTTAGCAATTACAACTTGTGGTGATTGATTTGAAAATACACTCCTTAAGCTATCATAATCGTGTCCATCAATCTCTGCTACATCATTAACGAATGACTGAAACTTATCGTGTAAAGGTTCTAACTTTAACATCTTCTCAGTTTCACCAATAGTTCCAAGTCCGTTTCTATCAATTATAATTCGTAAATTTGATAAATTATGATGTGAAATATACATAAGACTTTCCCAAACTGAACCTTCGTATAACTCAGCATCACCCATTATGATATATATATTTTTATCTGGTTGAGCTTGTGCTAATCCACTAGCGTATCCTATACCATTACCTAAAGAACCACCAACAAAATGACAGCCTGGAATTGTCCAATCGGAGTGTAATCTTAAAATACCACCAGGTCTACAATACTTTTCTAACTCATCTTTAGGAAAATAACCTAAATCTGCTAATATTGGATAAATAGATGGTGAACCGTGTGCCTTACCAAACATCACTATATCTTTTTCGTGATTAAAATCGGTTTTATCATCATAAAATAAGGATACCAATACATCAACGGGTGACAGAGAACTGTGTAAATGTCCTATACCATCTCTTGTCTTAAACTCAAAAACAGTTTTCCTAACTGATTTTGCTATTTTTTGTAATTCACTATTGTTCATAATTTAATTCTCCAATATTTTTCTTTTTAATTTTATTTTAGTATTTTCTAAAATATTATTAACTGCTATTTCACCATAAGTTTCTCTAACTTTATTTAAAAATGGTTCGTATGTATGATATTTTAGATAGGCTTCATCTCTGAACTTCAAGATTTGTTCAGGTGTTAATTCATCAGTAGGTAATGGTTGTGTTGTGTAGGCGTGAAATGAATAACCAGCATAATCTTCAGGTAATTTGAATCCTCTATCCACTGCGTCTTTATATAACTGACTACCTGGTAGTGGCATAGCTGCGTATGCATTCCAAGCTATTGTACATAACTCGTAACTAAGTTGTAATGTTTTTTCCATCGTTTCCATAGTATCAGTAGGTAAACCAAACATATAGTTAGCTATAATACCTATATCAGCCTCGTGAATTTGATTTACAACCTCAACAATATTAACATCTTCAAACTTTCCTTTTGATATTTCTAATCTAACATTTCTGTCTGCACTTTCAATACCAAGACATAACCATTTAATACCAGCCTTTCTTAGATTTTTTAATATACCTGGTCTTCTGATAGTATCTACTCTTGAATAAGCCCATATTCTTAGATTATCTTTTTTATTTCTTTCAGCTAATAAATCAACTAAAGGTATATAGTATTTAGGATTTAATAAAAACATCTCATCAGCTATTCTGATAGTCTCTACACCCATTTCTATTAGTTTATCAAACTCTTTGATAATAAATTCAGGTGACCAAAACCTCATTTTATTATAGTTTCCAGCCACACCTATTTCTTCATTGTCATCTCTGTTTAATATGTTAATCATACAAAACTCACATTGAAATACACAACCCAATGAGGTGTATAATGCAGCATAAGGTGTTCTCTTATCGTGGTCATACTCTCCGTGCCACATTGGTGAACGATATAAATCAAAAGGTGTCTCTTTATATGGTAGTAAATCCCAAGCGTAACCAGGTAAATCTAAATCCATTCTATCATTAGGAACTATTTTTTCAGGCTGAGTTAGATGTGGTTTACCATCTTTTATAAAACCTATACCATTTATGGTTTCTAATTGTTTTTTATCCGTTAAGTCTTTTAACTTTAAGATATTCCACAATGAATAAACACCTTCATTTGTAAAAATTATATCGATGTTTGGTTCTTCACTTAAAACTTTATATGGTAATGCCTGAACGTGAGAACCAACAAATGATACTGGTATATCTACACCACTTTCTTTTATTAAGTTAGCTAACTTAACTGCACCACTCATTTGAGTAGTTCCTGAATTAACATTTTCACCATAAACACATACTGATATTAATCTTGGGTTTAGTGTTTTAATTCGTTCTACTGCATCTTTACGTGAGATACCCTCTGCTAGAATATCTAATATACCAACTTTGTATCCTTGTGATCTACAAGATTGTGAAAGCAATAACGCCCAATAAGGTGTTCCTATACCAGCGTAATCAGTTGATAATCCCTGATAAACCTCTTCTGAACTTCCTGGATTTATAAATAAAATATCCATCAAATAACTTCTTTAGTAACCATAAAAAAAAATCCTCCAATTAATGGAGGACACTCTATTTAAAAGTGCCCCCGTTTATAGTCTAACTGTGGTTGGTTGGGTCTTTGGTACATAATCAAATGTCCTCTGTTTACCACTTTGACTTCTCTTATTAATATATATCAACAAAAAATAAAAAAACTTATTATTTTTTTAAAACCGAGTGCCTCTCGGATATCTATTTAATCTTTTTAACTTATCAACACCTGGAAAATCATCACCTTTATATTCACAATCATCAAATACAGCTCTTATTATTTCTGTATTTCCATTTCCCTTTTCTGACTCTTGAAATTTGTCTATCATATAGACATCAATATTATTTTTTGTTGGCCACATATATAAATCACTATGTGGTGTTCCACGACCCAAGTCTTTCCAATGTTCGTGAAAACTATTAATTATATCCATATTTTTAGATGAGGAAAAGTACCAATAATCTAAAATTGTAGGTTTTTGTGGATTGGGTGGATTACTTTTAGCTATATACATAGCGTTAGGGTCTTCCATAACTTCATTAAAAACTAAATCTTCAAAAAATCCCACATCAAATCTCGAAGACATCACCACATCATATGTAAAATCATTTTCTTTTTCATATTCTTTTTTTAATTCTGTTACTTGTTTTGTACTATACCATCTACTTTCTATAAAATTACCACGCATAATTTCATTATCAAACTGAATTTGTTCTTGAAACTTACTTTTCTTAGGCTGATATAATTCTGTGAGTTGTTTTTCGTATTGAGTATCCCAACAATGAATAAAAACATCAACTGTATCATTTACATCAAAAATATGTTTTTTAAAAAAGTGATGACCTATTCTGAAGTCTACATCACCACTCCATTCATATCCTTGTTTATTAGTGTAAAACTTACCAACTACACCACTCAACAAAAAAGCAGCTCTCATTATATTTTTCTCTTTTTATTAACTAAAATTCCAGCTTCATAAAAATATAAATAATCTATATTTGTTCCTAAGAAACAGTTAATAGCGTGTTCAGGTGTTTCAACAATAGGTTCTCTGTCATTAAAACTTGTATTTAACACGATTGGTACACCTGTTTTATCTTCGAACTTTTTGATAAAATTATAGTACCACTCGTTATCATTTTTTGTAACTGTTTGTAATCTAGCTGTACCATTTAGATGAACAACTGCTGGAACTTTATCTTTAACTTCATCTTTCCATTTAATAACTGTTGTCATATAAGGACTATCAACATCCTTTTCAAACCAATCACCAACACTATCTCTTAGAATTGATGGTGCAAATGGTCTAAACCATTGTCTATGTTTTACTTTTTCATTTATTTTATCTTTCATATTAGGACTTCTTGGGTCACATAAAATACTTCTATTACCAAGAGCTCTACGTCCTGACTCTGAACCACCACCAAATACTGAAATTATATTTTGTTCCATTAACAAGTCCACAACATTTTCATCATCTGTGTCTCTAAAGTCTATTTTACTATCATTTTCTTTTATAACATCTAAAACATCTTTTTTATCATAAGGACTACCTAAATAAGGCGTACAGTTATCTTCCCATTTAACACGTGGATTTCTCAGAACTTGATGATAAACATATTGTGCAGAACCAATTGCTAATCCACCATCATAAGGAACAGGACAAATATATATTTGTTCTACATTTGGATACCAATCATACATCTTACCAACCATAACTGAATTTAATACCACACCACCAGACATACAAATATGTTTTGGATTATACTCTTCAATATATGGTGTCATTATTTTTTTACAAACTTCTTCAGTTGCCTTTTGAATACCTGCTGCTACATCAAAAGCATCTTGTTCACTTCTTTTAGCTATTGGTTTATACTTAGCAATATTATTTTGTGTATGTGCTGACGGCCCACCACCACCAGCTAAGAATGCATCATAAAAATCTTTCCAATACTTACTTGGGTCACCTGGTGCTGCCATCGCCATAACAGTTCCTGCGGCTAATCCGTGTGGATGACCTGATGAAAGACCAAATATCTCTCTTGTGTATATTCGCCACGGAGAACCAATTGTTAGTTCTTGCATCGGTATTCTTTTTATAGGTTCAATATCTAAATCTTTACCATTCCAAAAAGTAAACGATGTTGAAAAGTAATTAGAGTCACCTTGTCGTTTAGAATCATTTTCAAAATCTTTCCAATCTACTTTATCAGTACCACTACCATCAATAGTTATAATTAATGCTTCATCAAAATTACTTGAGAAAAATGCATTAGCTGCGTGAGATTGGTGATGACCAATGGCATATAGTTTACCATCATTTTTATTTATAACGTCTTTCATCTTAGCATCATATTCTTCCTCATTAACTGGAAACTTTTGATGTCTAGTATTTAAATTACCATAACAAAATGTTTTTAAGTCATCAAAGAAATCATCTGGTAATCTTTCAAAAGCCATTTTTAAACCATCTCCATATGGTTCTTTCTCTCTAATAAATCTTTCTAACTCCTCGTGTATGACAGGTACGCCATTATCTAACACACAATATGCTACATCGTGTCCACTTTGAAAGCCAAGTATTTTCATATTATCATCCTTTTCTAACATCTATATTTAATATTTCTTCAGGAGTTTCTGCGATAGTTCCATATGATTGTCCTGGAGTTTCATCTGAAACCACTAACTCTCTTTTAGGAACTGCACATAACAAATCTCCACATTGTCTAAGTCCATTATTACCATCATCTGAATAATAGTCCTCAAAATACTTTGAAGTGTTTTGTTCAAAATATTTGTTTGGTGAATTTGGTTTTAGTTTATACACATTAACCATTTCTTCAAGTTTTTCAATTAATAGTTCTCTTTTATATACTGCGTCAGCTGAAAAACTGGTAATCTTGATAGGAGAGTCTTTAGCTTCAAATAAAAATAGTTCTTTTTCACTATCTCTATATTTTTTCTCACACATATATCCGTGAACTCTAGTCGGACTCATTAACTCTTCAACTGTTTTATATCTTGTGCCTACTGTCAAATGGTCTAATTTACCTATTGGCATATAAGAAACATCATTATCTATAATATCTTGCATAACTCTTTCAAACTCTTCTCTACTTGTCTCGTGAAACATTCTATCCTCTGTAGCTAACATAACATAAGGTGTTTTAGATTCATTCACAAGTGCTAAAATAGTAGCTGTCCAATTAAAATCTGGCCCATCAAGATTATTATAAAGATTTATATTTTTTATGTGTTTATTATATGTCTCTTTTATTTCATCTAAAAAAGTCGTGGTTTTATAATTTACAAAGAAATCACAATCATTAAAAACACTACCAAATGATGGTATCCCCTTGTAGGATTTTTGATGTTCTAATCTTTGCCTACCTCGTTCATCATCAAATAAAATATGACATTGTACTACACTAAGATATTTTTCAAGCATTTGTAATCTCTAATAGTCTATCTGTAATACTTTTTTTAATTTTATCATCAATATTTGGTGCGATGGATTTAAACTCTTCATCAGAAAAAACATAGTGTCCACAAATTTTAATTAATTCTTTTTTATTATTTTCAGGTACAAAATCTTTACTAACCCATTTTACCCATCTTTTTGAATCATAACAAATTTTATAGTAGTCTTCTATGTCATCACCCATTTCTTCTAAGTAACATAATGTTTCCAACTGACCAAATTGTGGTGCAATATTTATTGCATCCATCCCCAAATCAAATCTTAATTTATATTCGTCAACAGATAAATAATCACCATTATGTTCTTTACTCTTTTTACCAAACTTATTACAAACTTTAATCATATCAGAGAATCTTTTTTCACCAAATTCACAGGTATTTTTAGAATTACCTAAGTCTAACCCAACGCCAGATTGTACAACTGCATAAACTATGTTTTCAAATATATTTGGATTTAATTTTTTCTCTAATAGTGATAATAACTTTTCTAATTCATCAACTTCAAATCTTCTTATAGATTCTTCTGTGCCAACTTCGAATTTAACTTTTTTATTACCAACCTCATCATAGATAAAATTCATACAATCAATAGTGTTTTGCAATCCTAAATCAAAATCTTGATATGCTTTCCAGGGGTCAACGTGAATAATATCAAAATAGTTTGCGTCAAATAAAAATGAAGTTAATCCACCATCTTGTTTATTACCTTGACTTTCACCGCCGTGGTCTCTTTGTATCACAACTCTATTATTTACATACTCAGAAAATTGTTTAGTTGTCCAATTATTTACATAACCACCATCATAATCAACTTGTCTTCTTGATGGTATAAAACCAACGATTGGATTATCTAATTCTATAACAGAATCAACAACATTCTTACTCATAGGCCCTATGTAAAATTTTATATCACTCATAAAGGAAACTCCAATCCTGTGTAAAGTTTAAATTGATGAGAAGCTTGTATACTAGCAAGTTCTCTACCTGTTTTAGTTGTTACTATACAATCTATAAATTGACTCGTATTAACTATTATATTTTCTACTGGAGTACAATTATAAACTATAACATTTGTGCCAATACTTGATATAATATCCCAATTTTCTCTAGTCACCAAAGTATAATCATAACCTAATGACTTAGCTGCCTGTTGAACAGCTTTGGAATAACCACCATTTCCTAAAATATATAAATCCAATCCTAAACTATTATCTAAAAAAGTTCTAGCAGCTAAATAATCTGTATTATATGCAGTTAATACACCATTATCATTAAGAACAGTATTTGCAGCTCCTATTTGTTTTACATCATCATCACACTTATCAACAAAGTCTAACACTTGTGTTTTGTAAGGCATCGTAATAGCAAAACCTTTTATATTTAAAGTTTTTACTGCGTTTACGGCTTCCTCTATGTTACTTACTGAAAATGATTTATATATTTTATTTAAACCATAATAGTAAAAGGAAGTGTTCATCATCTGACAACCAGTATTACCAGCTGTTTCAGCAAATGAACAATATATTTCTGTATCTTTATTTATCCATTGATTCACTTAAAATCCTCTTTGCTAGTTGTCCAGCACTCAAACCATATTTTTCATATAAATCTTTGGGTGGTGCTGATTCAGGAAATACGTCATTCAATCCAATTCTTACAAGTTTCTTAGGACACTCATCAGTCAATACCTCTGATACTGCTGAACCTAATCCTCCAACTATTGAATGGTCTTCAATCGTAAATAAGTATTTACTTTGTTTAGCAGATTCAATAATAATTTTCCTGTCTATTGGTTTTATTGTTGGTAAGTTTACAACCCTAACATTATGTGATGAATTGTTTTGTATTAAATTACTAGCTTCAACTACATCACCTAAAATACAGCCTGTAGAAAATAAAGTTATGTCATACATAGCGTGTGTTTGTTTTACAATTTGTCCTTTACCAAACTCAAAAGGAATTTCAATGTCTTCTACTGGTTGTCTACCCAATCTTAAATAATGCGGTGAGTCTAAGTCTGTTTTACACAAGTATTCTATAACTTTTATAGCTTCAGAGTAAGATGCTGGATTTAATATTTTCATATTTGGTAGAGCTCTCATAATACTAACGTCTTCCAATGCCATTTGAGTCACACCATCTTTACCAATAGCCATACCAACGTGAGTTCCAACCAAAACAACAGGACGATTAGAATAAGCTAAACTACATCTTATTTGGTCATATCTACCTGTTAAAAAAGAACCAAATGAAGCTAAGAATACTTTGTAACCATACTCTGATATACCTGAAGCGACTCCAATCATATTTGATTCTGCTATACCCATTTGAAAAAACCTGTCTGAATGAGATTCTTTAAAACTAGCTATCTTAGTGGCTTTACCTAAGTCTGCATCTAATGCGACTATGTTATCGTACTTATCACCCATTACTGGAAAGTGATTTCCAAACGCATCTCTTGTAGCTTTCATATTAAACTCCTAACTCTTTCATTGCAATTTCATACTCACTATCGGTAGGAACTTTACAATGCCAACTTGGGTCTTCCATAAAAGAAACTCCCTTACCTTTAATGGTATCTAATATTATACAAACTGGATTATTATTAATATTTTTAAGTTCATCAGATATTTTTTTCATATCGTGGCCATCAATAACTCTTGTATCCCAACCAAAAGAAGATATTCTTTCTTGTAAGTTTTCATACATAATACTAAAATCTTCTGAGTATCCATCATTTTGTGCCTTGTTCCAATCAATAATACAAATTAGATTTGTTTCTTTAGTTTTTGGATAATACATCAAAGATTCCCAAACTTGACCTTCTTGCATTTCACCATCACCCATCACACAAAATACACTACCCTCTTCGTTTCTTAGTTTCTTACCAAGTGAATGTCCAATTGCAATACTTAGTCCTTGTCCTAATGAACCTGTTGTAGCATCTAATATAGGTAGTCTTTCTTTATCAGGATGTCCTTGTAATGGTGAATCTATCTCTCTAAATAAATCTAACTCTTCATCTGTTATTTCACCCATTTCGTGTAATGCTGCATATATGATGGGAACTGCGTGTCCTTTAGATAAAATTAACTTGTCTCTACCACCCATTTCATATTCTTCATATAATACACTTGTTAATTCAGCCATAGAAAAACAACCACCAATATGTCCTGATTGTTTTGCTCTGACCATATCTATAACTTTTTTTCTTAATACATTAGGATTAATTTTCATTGTGCACTTTCTCCTTTAATAACCCAACTGAGATGTGTGTTATCTTTGATAGTATATCTTCGAAGTGAAAATTATTATTATTACCTCCTGTTTGTCCAGGAAATTCTGATGTTCCTTCAAGTGATATAGTTAAATCTGCAAAATCATTACAGTTATTTACAGGATTTCTTGTAACTAATATAGTTTTCATTCCCTTTTCTTTAGCAACTCTAAACGCTTCTAATACATTTTTTGAATTACCTGAACCAGACATACCAAAAACCACATCACCTTTAACACCTTGATATTTTAATTGTTCACTAAATATAAATCTAAAACCTAAATCATTACCAACACCAGTTATTGTCGCTTGGTCACTACATAAACTAACACATTTAAAATTGTTTCGTGGAATTGTTTGAGCACCTTTGTCCTCTGATACGAATGGATGCATATTCATATCTACCACTAAGTTCTGCACTGAAGCTACGTTACCACCATTACCACAGGCAAATACTGTTTGTTCGTTCTCATAAGCTTCAAACATCATATCCACAAACTCTACAATTTTATCCGTTGGGATAGTGTGGAATACATTAGAAGATTCTGTTTTATATAACTCTATGAGTTTTTGTTTATCCATTATTATTTTCCTTATTTAAAAACTTTGCTAATAAATACTTACCATATAAAAATAAAAAATTACCATATCTACCTTCTTTAAAATTATCATATAATGTACAGGTATTAAAATACTGAAGTATCCCCAACAACTCTACATTGTTCCAATCATATTTATTTTTATTACAAAAATCTTGAAAAGTATTCATAAAATATACTAAATTACTCTTAGCGTAAAAGTTAAAGTTTGCAATATTTCCACTAATAGTATAATCAAACATATCCTTTAACATACTCTGGCCATTAATCATAGTTGCGTGATACATTTTTGCTAAATCATAATAAACATCACCTATCTCTAAACTGTCACCAAAACGTTGTCTCCAATCAATCAATACAAATTTATTATTGTCCTCATCATATAATATGTTTTCTGGTTGCCAATCACCGTGAAAATAAGATGGTATGACGTTATCATAAAATCTATTCCAATCTATTTTATCTAACATAACATCTATTGGTTCTACGTCAATTCCATTTATTCTAATAATTTTATCTAAACTATCTTGTGACAACTTACTAATTCTACTTAAAGTTTTTTCTTCATACATTTTAACACAATCTTGTATAAGAAGCTTCTTATCAGTATCTTGTTTTACAAATAAATTTGTTTGACAATGGTCTAAAAACTGAGTGATTATTGATTCATCAGTAATGTTTGAAAGTAATTGGCCATTTATGTATTCATATGAGTACATATTATCATTTAATTGAGTTACCTTTGGACAATTACCGTTTAAGTATTTAGTTCTTTTAACTCTTAAATCAACAATATCTTTATTATTAAAATACTTTACAACTTTACCATTATCTATGAATAAAACCTCATCACTTTTATTAGCTACAACTTCATTTGGAAAGTCTTTTCTAACTTCTTCATAAGATTTATTATTTCCAGTATCATACCATTTTAATTCTAATAATTTAATATGACCCATTCCACTAAATCCGTGAGTGACTTGATATTCATCTTTTATTATTTTATGTTCTTCTAATGATTTAAAGTAATCTTCATAATCGTATATTCCTGCCATTCCAATAAATGCTGTATCACCTGTTCCATAGTATAATTTATTTAAATACTTACTACCATCCACTAAACAATAGTTTATAGATTCCTCTAAATTTACAGAGGAAACACCCATCCAATTTTCATTTACATTCATTAAATCAATATCATCACCTATTATAGTATCTACTGAAGTAAATATAAATGGTTCTTGTAAATGTGATTTACAACACAATAAACTATAACCAGGGCCTGAACCAACACCATCGTAATTATCAACATCTACATAAGTAATGTTTCTATCACTATGTACTTCGTCAACATAACTTTTTATTTGTTCAGATTTATAACCAACCGCTATAACTATTTCAACATCTTTATCGAACTTTTCAATTATATGTGATATTGTTGGTTTGTTTTCTATAGGAAGTAATGCTTTATGTAAACCATCAACATTATTATTTCTAGTTCCCCTTCCAGCAGAAAATATACAAAGTTTATTCATTAATTACCTTCGTGTTCACCAGCTATTTTACCACTACCTCTATCACTATCATCTTCAAATCTGATGCAGTCATTTAAATGGGCTGTTGAACACTCTAACATAGTTAAATCTTTAGTAGCAATTACTCTATGTTTAGTTTTCAATGGAACACAAAAACCAGTTCCAGGTTTATACTTTCTCGATTCCATCTCACCATCTGCATTTTGTAATAGAACTTCAGCTTCACCTTCAATTACATAATTAGTTTCAACTTTCTTTTCGTGCCATTGTAAACTACTTTGATTTCCAGCTTTTATGTGAATTAGTTTATAAGCATAATGTTCATTAAGTTCTAACCAAAGTTCGTGGCCCCACGGCTTTTCAACTCTGTAAGAACTAATATCTAATCGATGAGATTTATTCTCATCAATTTTATCTTTATACTCTTCAAGGGCTTCTCTTACCCAATCGTCTTTTATGTGGTCATATTTTGACATCACTTACTCCTTTATCTCTTTTTAAATTAATTGCTATTGCAGTATCGCCTTCTCTATCTGGCTTTAAATCATTAATTAGAACTCGTGTTCCACCCCCGATGCCCATTATAAGTTTATCATATAGTACACCAGCTTTTCTCAATTGTTTTTCAGTAGATTTTCTCAAACCTTCTTTTCTGCCAGTAGTTAATATAATCATATGACCTAACTTATCCCACTCCCATAATTTTTTTAATGTGCCTGGTAATGGTGTCATAACACTATCGAAATCATAATCACCGTTCTTGGTGTTTGTATATGGATATTCACATAGTGTTCCATCTATATCACAGAATATTGTTTTTGGTTTATTATTCATAACTTATAGAACCCTTTAATATATATATTATGCATTTTAGTTAAAACTTAATTTATTTTATAGAATCAAAAATCTTGTGTGTATGTTCTAAAAATCTTTTCTCTGAATAGTATTTTTCATAGTTTTTTTGTGTGTCTACCATACATTCATCATAAAATGTTTTATCTTTTAATTTACGAGCTATCTTTTTAGCTCCGACTACATCACCAAGTTCGACAGTTGTTTTTGGATGTAATATTTTTTGTGTATTAGAATTAGAATATGCTATACAAGGTATTCCGTGAAAGCTACAATTTAAATTAAACGTTCCTGCGGCTGCAGTTCCTAACTGTACACCAACATTATACTGACTTAATACATTTATCCACTCACTCCAATACATCCAATCTAAATGTTTAAATAAACCCTTTTCTTCTGGTTTCATTCTACCAGTAGTTATAGATGTTATATCATCTGTTATCTCTAATGCCACTTGATATGAATCGAATCCACCATAATCTCTAACCCAATTACCACCGATAATGACACCATCACCCCACTCATTTCTTGGTCTAATATTATCTGTAATCATAACTGTAGGTAATAACTCAGTTCTTACATTTGTTATTCCATTATAGTATTTTAAATCTATATCATTGTGACAGAATATTAAATCCATCTCAGCAATAAAATTAAAATACCAAATTTGTTCTGCGATATCACTATCTTGCCAGTAATTATAGTAACTTTCTTGCATTACAGTTACTTTTTTACAAACTCTTTTATACTCATTTAATAAGGGAACATTAATCAATGGTTTTCTTTTTTTAGGTACTATCATTACACCAACATCGTAAGTATTTGATGGTACTGAACCAAGCTTGGGTATTGGATGGTGAGTCGCACCAAGTGCACAAACCCACGCCACATCCGTTCTCATATTTGGATGATTACGTGGTACTTTACCCTCATAACCTGCCTCTGAAAAAAATCCTATTTTCATATCTGAAAACTCTCTACTATCCTATATGACTCAACGATACTCAAACCTTTTTTATGACATTGAAAATTGTGATGAAAACTATCAACAGTGCTGTCACTAAAATAAGGTGCTTTTTGTTGTGTTGTAAATAATTTTAAAACATCTTTTTTCTTTTTGTATGATTCTTCTGATAAACTAACGAAGTAGTTTGGTATCCAATGATTTAAAGTGCTTGGAGTCCTATACTCTATTAATGTTATTGGACTTCTTCTACACAATGGAGGCCCTAAGTTGTTGACTATTTGATGTTCAAAATGACTATCTAAACTTGGTGTGGTTATTATTGTATCTGCTCCGTTCATATTCTGTTCTACAAAATTTACCATTGCATCTTGATGTTTACTTTTTACAAAACCAGTATCTAATATACCTGATACGTTATCGTATCTAGCCCATATATTTTCGTTTTCTGAATTTCTTTTGTCACCAGTAGTTTCATCAAAATCACCACCATTGCTTAAAACAATTATAAAAAATTGTGTTTCATTACACTCTTCAAAAGTGCCTGACATACCATATTCGACATCATCAGGATGTGCACCTAAACAAACAACTTTATTTTTATTTAAAAATTTCATATTGACCTAAACAATTCACCTGTATAAATTTTGATACCTCTTCTTCTCATATAATCTCGTAAGTCTTCAGAAACATTGTTATTATAACCTTCGATTTTTCGTTCATCCATATAATAAATAGTTTGATGTTTGCCTTGATTCAAATATATTTTTCCATCTTCGTATTTAGTTAGAACATCTTTTATCTTTTTCATATCGTGTAATTTATACCAACCATCTATGATTTCTAATACAATATTTTTCTTTTCATCTTCAGTTAATTTTTTAGGATACACGTTTTCTTTTATTACTTTACACGGTGAACCAGCTGCAAAACATCCATCTGGTAAACTTCTATTAATAATTGAATTAATTCCTATGACTACGTTATCACCAATAATCACGTGAGGTAATACAACACTTCTTGCAGGTAACCAAACATTACTACCAATCTTAACTGGCCCAAAATCGGCTGGAAATCCTTGTAGAACATCTAACCAAGCTCCGTGTGTCCAAATCATAACATCACCACCAATACCTGTATCGTCACCTATCTCTACCTCTTCAGATGGATTGATTACCGTTCCCTCAAATATACCAACGTGTTTACCAATCTTAACTCTTGAGTTAGGGCCGTAACAACCACCTCTACCAACTTCACATCTTTCTGTCATATAAAAATATTCACCAGCTTCAAATGACGTACAATTTATTTTAATATTTTTTGTTAATACAGAATTATCACCAATATGTATTTTTTCTGGACAACGTATTTCTACACCATCACCTATGATTACATTTTTACCAATTTGTATATCATTACTCTCTATTATAGCATTTTTACTTATCATTTAAAAACCTTTTTTCTCTCCCCTTGAAAATGGAAAATTATTCTTAACAAAATAATTATCAAGCACAGACTTGTAATTACTATTTTTTAACTTGGGTGATAACCACAAAAACTCTTGTACCAAATCTTTATCTAAAAATGGATACCTAGCTTCAATTCCGTGTAGTCCAGCAACATACTCCTCTTTAGCGATGTATGATTCCATAGAACTGTAATAAAAACTTGGCCAAGGAAATATAGTAGATAAATCATCAGGAAACAAACCACCAAAATTACTATGTTGTGTCTTCTTCACACCACCAAATCCATAATCTGAAAATATTTCATCTGCTCCCATACCTGTTAGATACAATCTATTACCATCTTTTTTGGCTGTATCACATACTAAGGACATCCAAGACGCTGCCTTGTCGTCTATAAGTCTTCTGTCATACTCGTTGTAGTCACTATTGGAACAGCATATAGTATAATTAAATTGTTCAGTTCCACCCTTTAAAAAATTTCTATGTCGTATTCTCGTGTCTTCATCTTTAAAAAAACTTTGACAACTACTGTTTGTAGAACTTGATATTAAATTTTGTCTACTCTCTATGATAGATGTATTTTCGTGAACTATAACAGGTGTTAAAACACTATATGCCTTAAATGGTATATTTTGATTTAATAATTCACAACTAATTGCACCACTATCATATCCTGAACTTAAACCTATGAAAACATTTTGTGTAGTATCTGTTGTTCTTTTGTGAATAGAGTTTTTAAAAGATTCATTCCAATCATCAAATGAATTTTTGTGTTGATTTAAATCAAACTCACATATGGTAAACTCATTAATTAATTTTGAGTCTGATATCTTAAAAACCATTGCAGTATTCGGTTTTGCTTTTTTTATTTCATTGTGGTTAACCTTTTCCAATGGTGTTCTGTACGTTGAACATCCAAAATCACCATCACAATTTGAATAAAATAATGGTTTTGTCTTAAACGGGTCTGTAGCCATCAATATTAAATCAGAATTAAAATCTAATAAAAGTATTGCATATTCACCATCTAATTTTTTTACAAAATCTACTCCATACTCCTTATACAAATCTATAATACAATATCCATCACTTTTATAATCACCAAATTCTTTGTAGTTATAAATTTCACCATTGTAAAGACAAACGATACCATCATCAACAAATGGTTGTGGTGTAACCTCACCTGTCATACTTAACAAATTATGTAAGAATGTAAAGTTATTACTTTCATCTTCTATTATAGTGGTATCATCAGGCCCTCTAAACTTTAGATACTTATTGACATCATCATAATCTGGTATGTCTTTGTTCGTACATAATATACTACACATACAATTCCTTATAAGTTCTTTCTATCCAATAATTAGAATCTCTTCCCATCTGATTTTGTGGTATCGCATTAAAGTGATATATCCACCCATTTTTTAAAAAGTGTAATTCATCTGACCACCATTGTTGTTGGTGATAATATAATAAATTTTTTCTTGATAAATCTTGTAAGTTATAACAACCAGGTAAAATAGTCATTTCAAGATTTTGTTCTTCTCTATAAAAATTAATACAAGTTTGGTCACAAGAGTTCCACTTACCAAATACTTGTAATAACTCAGCTGAATTAGAATTATACCATTCAATTAAACCATCTAAATATTCTTTATGTGATTCATTAAATATTTGTAATCCACCATTAATATATTTCCAAGTATCAAATTTATTTTTATTAAAAAACTTTACTCCATATTGAGATATACTTTTATTTACCCACTCATAATCACCATCATTCATAACCGCACTATATTTACCATTTGTTTCTTCAAATAAATTAGGACAATCTGGATGAACTACAGTATCTGCATCAGCTATCAAAACTTGATTGTACTTAACATTATCATTCTCTAAAAGTTTTAAAGCATAATATCTTTGCCAAACTATTGGTACTTGACTAATTGGTGTTAATAATTCTTCGAGTAAAATTAACTGTGCATTATTATTTTTACAAAAATGTTTCCAACTATCTATGGAATACTCGTATGATTTATTTCTACCATTACCTAAATCTATACTTGGTATAAAAACTATATTCTTACTCATTAATATACTCAATTCCCCATTGTTCTAAAGATAACTTATTGAATGGATATCCCATATAGTTTCTCATTTGAAAAAATGTTCGTATACCATTCCAATCTGATTTATCCCTATCAGTATGTTTATTTTTTCTACTAAAATAAAATCTTGGCTCTAAAAAATTGTAACCATTTACTGTAAAGCTATAATTTTTAATTAAATCATCATCACCTTGTGCGTCAAATATTCTAAACTTACCTCTATTCTCTGCAAATATTTCTACATTATTTAGTGTAATCATATCTTTTGTTTCATTAAATAATTGTTTTCTAGCTTCTGAAGATATGATTATATCAATATCATCGTTCTGTCTAATATCCATCAAGGCTAATATACCAGATTGACAAATTGTAAACTCTCCTGCTGGTATTTGTATATCAGAAATACATTTTACATTTTCAATCAATGGTTTAACTCTATGTCTACCATCGTGTTTTCTTGGGTTATTATATATATCATCTTTTTTCATATAAAAAGGTAAATATTCTTTACCACTAATTAGTCTACCAATCATAGCACACGCTCTATGATAACTGTGTTTTATAAAACCATTATCAAATTCAACAGGATTATTTTTTAAAAATATTTCTAATTCTTCATCACTCATCAATTCTAAACTAGAATAATATTCTTCGGTCATCTTATCCCAACCTAATTCGTGATGACTCGCGACATTCTTTCTAAACTCTGCAGTCATAGAATTAAAATACTGCCAATTTTTAGGGTTCAATGTATTTCGAATTGATTGTAAATTATCACCAGTAGAGAAAAAGGTGTACACATCCTCAACACTTCTTAATGTTTCATTTTGAGTTATTATTTCTTTTCCTCCACCACCACCAGCAAATTTCATATTTAAAAAATATTCTAAACTAATTGGTTGATATTCAATATAACTATTTCTTTTTTCTTTACGCTTAATCTGTCTCCACTTTTTCATATATAAAAAATATGGATTATCATCTATGTCTTCTTGTATGTAATTAAATTTAAGATTATGTTTCCAAGACACATAGTTAAAACTTATCTGGTCTCTTCTACTACCATACTTCATTTCTTCCCACCAAGCGTCTGAATTTTTTATTACATCAGATTCATTATGTCTTCTAAATACAACTGTAGTTCTAGCTAAACCGTTATTTTCAGGATAACCATCTTTTCTGTATCTATCTACTTGAGCGTGTATAATATCCATATTATCTTTGTATTGTTTTTTAGGACTATTATCTCCTAACCATTGTATAAATTTAGCTTCCTCATATACACACTTTCTCACATTTAAATCACCAGATACAGTTCTTCCACACAACTCGTGATTTAATATAGCTAAGTTACTATCTTTTAATGAACTCTCAACTAAATGGTCTATATCTTTTGTAATCTTTACCTCAATATCTACCCATACACTTATTTCATATTCACTCAAATATATATGAGGTTTTAATTTATATCTTTTAGCATTTCTGGCACCATCATCATATAATGGTTTGACTAATTTTACTTGCCAAAAATCTGATTTAAAAGTCTCATCATCAGTAAAACAAACGAAGTCATAACCATCTAACACCACATCTGGTTTATGTAAGTGATAATTATTTTCTTCTGTTTTACCAAATACCGAAGTATAAATTACTTTTTTATTCACCTAATAACTCTTTTAGTTTTTGTGTATTTAATCTTAAACTTGGAGCGATACCTTTACCACTACCCTTATCTATTTCTTGATATTGAGATACAAAATCATATACCGTTTTATTATCATCAGCTAAATTTATAACACCAATTTCATCTTTAAGTTTTAATATCAATGGTGCTATATCTTTATGAGTTATTGAATTTCTATAAACATCAGTAAATGCAACACTATGTCTAAATGGTATATCACAAAGAGCACACCTCAATATCAATGAGTCTGATACTAATTGAGTTACACATTCTCCACCTAATTTTGACCAACCATAATTATTAGATGGTTTTAGTGGTGTATCTTCCGTATGACTTAATGGCATATAGTTATATTCACGACTTGGATAAACAAAGTCTGTAGATATATAAATAAATTTAATTCCATACTTATGACAAGTTCTAGCCACATTAGCAGTTCCAACAATATTAACAGACAAACTTTCTATTGGATTGGTATCATTAATCTCCATTGGTTTTGTTAAAGCTGCAGAATGAATAAGATATTTTGGTTTATCTGGAGTCATCATATACTTTTTAATAACATCTGATACCACATACTCGTCTGTTATATCCATAGTTTTTTTTGATAAAGAAACTATTGATGTTTCATCAGTAGATAATTTAACTAACTCTTTTGCTAGTGTTCCATTTCCAGTAACTAATATCATTTTATTATTTCAACCTTTGGAATGTGAGTTATGAACTTTCCACCATTTTTAATATACTCACTCTCTTTGTTTAAAACTTCTTTTCTATAGTTCCAAGCACCTAAATAAAAGTAATCTATATCTTTAACTTTGTTTGGTGTATAAGCTTTTATCTGAACACCTGTATTAGGTATCCACTTATTATTTTTTAATGGTGTAGTATCTAAAACATAATCAATATGATTATTATTTAAACCACACATATTCATCACATTTGTAAACTTAGCAGTCGCACCATAACCAACTATAGTTTTTCCACTTTTTTTTATGTCTTCTAACATACTTTTTATATTTACCATATTACTTTTCATAATATCCATAACACCACATAAATTACTATAATCATCAATGCCAAATCTCATCTCATTATCTAAGTATTTATTTTGAACTTTATTAGAATGATTAGCATTCTCTTTACAAATAAAAAACCTATAAGTTCCACCGTGAACAGGATACATTTCTAAATCAAATACCCTCATACCAAGTTTTTCTACGATATTTTTTACAGATACATAAGAAAAGTAAGATTGATGTTCGTGATAAAATTGGTCAAATGCATTATATTTTAAAACCTCTAAAAAAGATGGAGTTTCTAATACAAATACACCATCGTCACTCAAACTATCCCTAATTAAATTTAAGGTTTCTTCTAAATTCTGAACGTGAGAAACTGTATTAGCAGAAAAAATTAAATCAATATCTCCATAATCTGAAGATACAGTCTCTTGTGTTGATTTATCCCAATACATTGGATAAGTATTAATTCCCATATCATTTGTTAACTCTGCAAAATTTTCACAAGGTTCGACTGCGACTGATTCATCACTTGGGAAGTGCTTAATAAAAATACCACTATTAGAACCTATTTCTAAAGTTAAGTTTGGATTAAATCTTTTTTGTAAAGACAATGCTGCCTGTTCAAAATGATTCAACATTGTTATAGACCTTGATGAATCATAAACATACGTAGAGTTAAACATTTTTTCAGAGTCTACATTGTTATCAACTAAAACGAGTTTAGTTTCATCATCAAAAACAACTTTTAAATCATATAAGTTTGGTTTATTATTTTTATTTGGTAATAAATCATTTGATAAAGCTACTTTTTTAAATTCTATTAAGTCCTTATACATTAGTTAAAACTTCCTTATAATTTTCATTATTAATATAATACTCTGCCTCAATTAAATTTTGATTTAGTGGAAAAACTCTTTGAATTTGAAAAACATTTGAGTATCTTGAAACACAATCTAAAAATCCACAATGTGTTCCAATATTTAATTTTGCTTTACTTCTTATATAAAGTTGTATTCTTGTAGGAACATTTCTTAAATCAAAACCTTTATTAAATTTAATTGGTAATTCATTTGGTTTTTTATAAGTCCAATAAAAAAATGGTAAATCACCACATTGTTCCAATAACAGATTCATTAATTTTTTATTACTCTCTTCATCGTACCTACCACCAGTGCTTTCAAATCTATTAGTAATTAACAATCCACCAAACTCTTTACCCTTTGTAAAGTCTTTTATAATATCATCACCTAATTTTATTTCATCATCTGAAAAATATAAATCTGGATAATAATCTTCATATTCATTTTCTTTGAATTGCCAAAATTTTAACATTTGTTTGACAAGTGGAATACCTTTTTTATCTTTATTATAAATTCTATAATGGTCGTGGAAAACTTCACCAACCATATAATCTTTAAAGCCATCTACATATGGATTGTTATCAAATATGTAATTAACATTATTAAATGGGTTATCCCAATTACCCCAATTTTGTTTTTGTTGACCAAACAATGTTTCAAGTAAATTTATAGATGGTACATATACCTTACAATTTGGATACTTTTGTTTTAATAACCTTGGCATAGCTGAAATTATTCCCCAATCACCAATACCGTGTGCAGTTCTCATAACCATAAACTCTTGTTGTTCAAGATATTCATCTGGTATTCGTAGTCCTTCTGCCTCTTCAAATCCTAATCTTTTAACTTCGTTAATAGGATATAATTTATTATCTACCACTCTCCAAAATATCATTATGAACCTTTTCTAACCAATAAATCTTTATTAAAATTATCAATATAAAACATATTTTGTTCTTCTTGTTTTTGTATTGTTTTAGGGTGATATAAACTTAATTCTTCGTGTGGTGGTAAATGTGCATATGTCTTAGAACCAGTTATATATTCGTGAAGTGGTCGTGTCCATCTTATATCTTTGTGGTTTCTAAATACTCTAGCTTGATAATCAGGATAATTAACCCAACCCTTTTCTGATATTCTCCAACCCCATTTTTGAATGTGTTCTTGAGTCATACCTTCAACTGTATTTACACGTGGTATCCAAATCAAATCTACACCATCATTCATTTCTATTATTTGTTTTAGTTGTCCTAATAATGTTTCGTGTGGATATTCATCAGCGTCTATGTGAAATATATAATCACCTGTTGAATTTTCTATAACCGAATTTTTCTGTGAAGCAAAATCACCATCAAGTTTTCTCTGATATATCTTCATTGTTTTTAGGTCAGCGTATTGTTGAGTCCAACTATCTAATACAAATCTAACTTCATCATCTTCACCATCAACACAAATAACTATTTCATCTTTTACATCTGTTTTATGTACGAGAATTTCTAATAACCTATTTAACTCATCAGCTTCATTGTGAACTGTGATACCATAACTAATTTCCAACTAATACCTCTACTAATGCTTTTGGTAAAGCTATTGGTTCTAAGAATACTGCAGATTTTTTAGCTTCCATATAGTCATACGTTCTATATACACTATACTTATTTATATAATTTTTTAATTTATTGTAAACATTTTTTGTAACACCACGTGGGCCAGTATTTGGTAAATTTATTCTAAAAATACCATTTTCACCATCAACCACTTGTATATCACCAAATCTTTCTAATAACTGTACAACCATTGGTTTACTTTTAATAGTTGGTATATTACCACGACTTTCTAACTTTAGGCCATTTAAGTGAAATGTTTTAGTACCATCTTTTCTTTCATAAGGTATTCGTGGATTTAATACAAGTAATGTTGTTAATGTACCAGTTGCTTTTTTTCCTTTATATCTAAAAGATATAATATCACCAGCTGTTACTTTTCCCCAAGTATATACTTGTTTAGTCATCTTGTTTCATATTTCTCGTGATACCCATCTCCTCACAAGCTTTTAGAAATTCATACTGAGAAAAGGTCATTGCGTTTTCAACGTCAAGTCTTTTATCGTGATTATCATAATTTACTCTTTCATCCTCAGGTATATCAATCACCTTTGCATACTTCCAATTATAACCACCCTCAGAATTTGAACTACTTTCAGGAAAAATCATACCTAACTCGCCCATATTAATTACTGATGGAAACCATACAATATTTCGCTCTTCATCATTATAAGCTTTATCTTGTACTAATTTAGGTGATTGTTTTAAATTTTCAATCAATTGTATACTTCCAATTTCATACCTTGAATCACTCATAAATCCACAATTAAAACATAAGTAAGAACTATACTTTTCTTGTACTTCTTCAAAGCATTGGTCTGTATTATAACATATTGGACAATCTATTACTCTTTCCATATCATACTTTCTTTAATTTTGGTAACGTAATTTTAGATGGTGTTGTATCACCAACTTTTTTTAATTTAGGTAGTTTTAATTCAACCTCTTTAGGAAATTCAGGTACATACTTATCTAGTATTTTACCTAACTCTCGTGTCATAGCGTTTAATGAAAACTTAGACTTATTTACTTTACCAAGTTTTTTAGCGTTAAGTGTATACTTTTTGTAACTTGAAAACACACCTTTCATTACTGACGATACTGATTGATAATTTACAGTAAACCATTGTGACCCTTGTATATACATTTCTTTAGGAAATGAACTTTTAGGAACATCTACGAGTCCACCAGAAATTAAATTAGCTAATCCACCTGATAAAAAATCTTTATGACCACTCCAATCAGAAGCTATTATTGGTTTCTCTGATATACTAGCTTCAAGTAGTGGTCTACCAAATCCCTCTCCGTGTGTAATATTAACGTGAGCCTTTACTTTAGGGTGATTGTATAATTCATTCATCTCTTCATCAGTAAAGTCGCCGTGTATAAGATAAATATTTGGCAAGTCACCTTTAACTTGTGATTTTATAGCATTTATTTTTTTTAATATGTCTTCTCTATCTAATATTGAGAATCCAGCACCACTTGTTTTCATTATGAGACCTGGTTTCTTTTTCTTGTTTTTAAAAGTTTCAAGAAATACTTTTAACATCATACCAGTATCTTTTCTATCTTCACCAATATTACCACTTAACCAATGTCCTACATATAAAAAATTAAAACTCTCTTCTATATTTTTCATTTCATCAACAAGTTGTTTTGAAAATTCTTTTGTTTTCTTAAAAATATTTGTATCAGTTCCTTCAAATAAAACTTCTATTGGTTTTTCATATTTTAATTGCCCTTTAACTTGTTGCGTTTTGTCATCTTTTACATCAAAAATACAAGTCTTAAATACGTCACTAACAAAGTTAGATGGAACAATGTTCATATTCATTTTGTTCATACCTTCAATCCACGCTGGTGGCACAACAGAACACTCTAACCCAGCAGTGATTCCTATGTTGTATTTAGCGACTGGTTGAAATTCATTTGGAACTAAAATAGAAATAGATATTTCTGGTTGATTAGGTAATTCAGGTTTTTGTAATAATCTATCAATAATCATTTTATCATTTGGGTCATCTGCAGTTAAAGCATTCATTGGACAATTACCCCAACGAACACTCCAAATCTTTACATCATATCTATCTAATTCTATTAACGATCTAACTATATCTCTACTATGTGCACCATACCCACTTCTTGTCGCAACTGGTGCGGTAACTAAACATACTGGTTTACTCATTATAACTCCTACGCTTTAAAAATACTATAACGTTTTCTTGGTTTCCAATTATCAAATGCTCTTTCCATATGGTCTATAAAATTTTGAGACATAGCCTTTCCACTCATCATACTATCATCACTCATAACAAACTCGTGTCCTTTTTTACCACATTCATCTCTTTCTTCTTTTTCCATATCATACCACTCTTTAATCATATCAGCTGCGTCATCAAATCTACATCTATCATCAAATATGTAAGGTGTTTGTGGTGAACCTACCAATGCTCTATTTGAAGGCCATACTGGTTTTACCCACTCGCCCCAAGTCAAATCTACATTGTCTTTCCATTTTCTATCATCGTGCAATGATTTTATTTCTTTATAATCTTCTGAAGTTAAAAGTTCATTTGTATAACCACTTTTATCATCATTATGTTTTTTCAAACGAAACCCACATTGGTCTTGTAATCCACCTGTAACATTTACTATGATTGGTGTTCCTGCAATTAAAGACTCACAAGTACCTAAACCAAATCCTTCGTTAGATGCAATATTTATTGTTACATCTGCCATATTATATAAATAATTTAATTGATTTGGTTCTAACTTTTTATCACTAAAATATACTTTACAATCAGGAGCTATGACTCTTGCAACCTCAGGTAAATCAGTTCCATTATCATCAATTGGTTGAGTATGCATTAACAAAGCACATTTATCAGCTTCTTCTTTAGGTAACATATCACAAAATGTTTTAAATGCTAACACTATATCACCAGGCATTTTTCTTCTTATATTTCTATTGTTATAAAGTAAAATAAACTCAACGTTATCATCTGTGAGTTGTTTTCTCATCCCTTGCATTTCTTTATACTCTTTATCAAATACAGATATCGGATAAAAATCTTTGTCATTTACACCGTGTGGTAAATAAGTAGAATCCCAATTAGTTCTTGGTTTGTTTGTGCAAACATCATCTACAATAGCAACGGTCTGTTTAGAAATATTCATAATCAAATCACAAGATTCATAAAACCATTGATTGTAGTTTGGTGCTGGCCAATCATCCCAAATATTATAATAAAATATTGGTATCTCTTGTCGTATCTCGTGTTCCATTTCATACAACCAACCCCAAAATCTTGGGTCTGTATAGTGTAAGATTGCATCTGGCTTTTCGTGTGACATCACACTTCTTAAAAGATCAGAAGTTCCATATCCATTAACAGGATATATTGTTAAACTAGCATCTTTTACACCTGTTTCCTCAGCACAAGTTTCATTCATATTAACAACTTTTCCAGCTTCAGGATGTTTTATTGCTCCACCAATCTGAACCCAATCGTATTTATCTACTGTTCCAAGAACAAATTCCTTAGACATTGTTCCAACACCAGATGACATTCTTAAATCATCTGCGAGTAATAAAATCTTTTTCTTAGACATATAACCTCTAATCGTTTAGTATTTTTTTATCATTTATCGATATATCAAAATAATCTAACATTTCTAATTTGTCGTGATAACTTGACATCTTTTCCAACTCACCCTCAATAGTCTCCATTAAATCAGGATGTTCTCCCACTCCAACAGAATTGTTTAGTAAATTTTCTACATTTATACGATGTTTTTCAACTTGTGCTTTAAAATGTAGTTTACTAGCTTGTAATAAATCATCTCTTAAATTCATAACCTACTCCCACTTGGTATTAATTTGTCATAAGATTGTATTTTTTCTTTAAAATTTGTATCTAAAACATATAAATCCATTGAACGATTTACTAATTTTTGTAGTGTAAACTCATCATCTAATGTATTTGCTTTAAAATTCTTATATAACTCTTTCAGTATCTTTACTGATGTTAATTTGTAATTCATATAAAACCTCTGTATATACATATATAAATATATACTAATTTAATATTTTAACTAATTTTTTTTCATTTTTAGCATATTCTACTGTGCTCATTGTACCTCTTGATTCAACTCCATCTGGAATAAATGCTATAACTATATCACTATATTCTGCAATTTGTTTGTTTCGTTTGAAATAATTTGAAACATAATATGGTTTATTGTATTCGGTTGCTGGATATTTACAATGCATATTCCAAGTATAGTGTGATGGTGGAAACTCTACGTAATTCATATCAAACTCTAATGCAAACTTTTTAGCAAAACCATCTACACCCTCACGTTGACCACCACTTACTATCTCTACCATATCACCGTGTTTTTCTTTTATTTCAAATATTAAATCTTTTATTCTTTTCTTGTTGGTATAAACTCTACTACCAACTATACCCACCTTAATCTTCGTAGTCATTTCTTTTTTGTTTTTTTAATGGTTTTTCTGAAGTGGTAAATTTAGCTACTTCATAAAAATTTTGTAATCCATTCAATATGTTTTGTTTATAGTTGTAAGTAAATTGGAATCTTTTATTTCTATTATAATCTTCTCCACTTGGCATTATATCAAACCATATAAAATCATTTGGTTTAATTTCAGAACCCTGTTTAACAACAGTTTTAAAAGATAGTTTATCTTCCCATCTCATTAAAAAATCTTTTAAATCTTTACTGTCTATTTCACCTTCATCAAACCATAAGTATAACATAACTGCTATATGTAACTTATTATGAATATCATCAATTTTCTCCATAACCTTTGATTCAATTTCAGCATTAATAAAATCAGTTAATTTTAATCTGAGACTTAATTTAGTTGTCATTATTTAACTCCTGCGTCACAATGTTCTGTTTGATTAAATTCACAAAATCTACAATTCTTTTTAGATGGTTGTTTAATATAATTATGTTCTAAATTATATTCTCCGTTAATAAAAGATTCATCTAAAAACTGATTTAAATTATTCATTAACTTATTTATACTTGGTTTACCACTAGCTGGTTGGAATGTCTGAACCCTACGTTGTGGAAAATCTACCTTTTCATACAACTTACGTTTCACGATAAAGTATTCCACATCAATTTTATCTACTGGAATATCGTGTTGTGCACTATAAAAATGTTTATACAATAATAGTTGGTCTGTCTTACTCTTATCAGCTTTCATATACTTATTCCAACCCATTGTAGAGGTCTTGATATCTATAATCTTATATCTATCTCTAACACTATCGTAGATTATGACATCAATGTACCCAATAAACTTAATCTCATTTGGTAAGTCATAATCAACAGGCACTTCTATACCAACTAACTCATAACCTTTTTTACTGAAATACATACCACGTTTCTTTTTAAACCACTCTAATATCAACAATCCGTGATTATAAAATTCTTCCATATCGTGTTGCTCACAAAATACTTCACCACCATTTCTTTCCATAATTTGAGTATAGTTTGTTTTCATCCTATGTAACAACATTTTTTCCATAGGAAGAGCATCAGCTGTCTTAATAGTATCATTATACATTACTGTAAGATATGTTTGTAATACTTCGTGCATACTTGTACCAAAAAGGGTATGTATGCTATCTGTAAACTCACCCAACTTATCAATGTAATTAAGTTTCCACTTATATGGACACGTAACCCATTGATTGTATTGACTATAACTTATTCGTTTCATTTTCCCCACTTATCACGACCAACGATTGTTGCCATAATTCCGTAATTTGAAACATCAAGATACGCATCTTCTAATGGTTCATCTTTAACTGCTGACTCCCTATCGTTCAGTAATAAAGTTTTTACTCGTTGTAGTTTATCATTCATACGAAACCATAAACCTGTAAGTGATAACTTTATTTCTTCTGGTGTTTGTAATTGTGTACCAACCGAAATATTACCTGGCCCATAGTCGTGTTGTTTATGTAAGAACAATTCGTATTGTTCTCGTTGTATTTTTTTGAACTCTTCTGTCATCTCCGGCCACTCACGTTCCATTTTTTCAACTACTGTCAATTCAGTATCATTTTTAGCATACTTATTTACAGTATTTGAATCTTTTATAACTTCCATATTATATTCCTAATTTACATACCTGAATATACGAATAAAATCGTATACAAGTCAAGCTTTTTATTCATTTCCTGCTTGATACATACCTGTACTACCAAGTACATTTAAACCAAGAGCTTCTATTTCTTTGGGGTCTACTCCCCATTTTGTACAGATTTCTCCTAATTCTAACATACCACCCTCAGTAAGCATATACATTTCAATTGCATCATACGCTTCTCTTTTGTTAACATCCATATGTTTTGCAACAACGTCAATTAACCATTTTGGATAATTCATATTATTCTTTCCCTTTGTATATTTTAACCATTGATTGCCTTTTGGTAAAATATTTGTGTATAGTTTATACAACTCTTTAGGCTTCAAGTTATATTTTTGTAATTCATTTACTAATTCAACCCACTCCATCTTCATAGATAAGAATCTGTGAGTCATAAAGTTAGACCAAGACTTTTTATCTTCGTCTGATATTTCTTCCCAATAATTAGGACTTTGAACCGCTGTTATCTGTTTGATGTGGTCGAATAGACTCTTCTTTTTTACCAAAGATTTTTTCGTATTTCTTTTCCCACTCTTCATAACTTATACCAACTCTCGGTGAATCCCCTTTTCCAGCAGAGGATTTGTTATTAAATATTGTTTTTCTTTTCTCACTCATATGTCCAAACGAGGAAAACCAGTTGACTTTGTTTCTTCTTCTAAACCTGAACCCTCTAAGAATCCTTCAGCTACTTTACCACAATTTCCACAACTATATACTTGAACAGGAACTAAAGCTTCTTGACCATTTGGTGAAACTATAGCGGACAACTTTTTCAAGATGAACGATGTTATAAATAAATAGTTATTACAATCACTACATTTAATAGTGTCTGCTTGTTTTAAATCAACTTGTACTTGTCGTTTTGGTTTTTTAATATTTCCCTTTGGATGCATACTCATTTTTGCAAGTCCTTATTAATATCTTCTAATTCCATTTTTAGTTTACGTAACTCTTCTTGAACTGTTTTAGGCATCTTTTTCTTTTCATACCTATCTTCAAGTTTCCAAATACGTTCTTGTAGAGCATTAGCTCTATCTTTTAGAATTTTTACGTCAAGTCTCTTTTCAACTTTTTGAACTTTCTGTTCTACTTTTTTTACTTGTTGGTCTTTAGCGTATCGGTTATCTACCGTGAATGCTGTACCAACTAATGTGGTTAGTGCGATTAAAAAACCTACAATGGTTTTAAATCCAGTACTATCTAATTTCATTTTATAACTCCTAATAGTTCTATTAACATAGCCATTACATTTATTTCTTTATCAACTACCTGACTATCCGATAGTTCATATCTTGCAATAATTAAAATACATTCTGCTACGTGACCTTTACCATAACCATCTACCTCATCATATAATAAACGAAACAAGTCAGCATAGTCTGTAATCTTATTGTCTGACAATAATTGTCTGATTTGATTGAATGCGTTTTTTTTATTTTGTGTTTCTAAAATCTTTAATAATTTTAATTTATAATCATTCTGTATAATACTTGATGTATCTAATTTAAGTTTACCCTTAACCACGTTTCTTTGAGCTGAGTTTATCACTCTACGAATATCAGGATAACCACTCTCTACTAATACTTTGATATCTTCAGGACTATCTATTACATTTTCTTGTAATAGAATGTTATGAAGGTGTTTTGCAACTTCAGTTTTAGATGGTGGAATAATCTGAAATGATTGACATCTACTTTGTATTGGGTCAATAATTCTCTCTACATAATTACAAGTCAAGATAAACCTACAATGTTTACTAAAGGTTTCCATAAGGTTACGTAAAGCTGCTTGTGCGTTAGGTGTAATATAATCACACTCATCTAAGATAATCACTTTCATATCCTTGAAACCAATTGTAGATGCAAAATTTTTAACTTTAGTTCTAACAGTATCTACATTGTTTTCATCACTTGCATTTATATATAGATAATCACATTCTATATTATTAACCAATAGTTTTGCGAGGGTTGTCTTACCTGTGCCAGCCTTTCCAAATAATAAAAGATGTGGTAAGTCTCCACTCTCCAAATACACAGATACTTTACTTTTTAAATGTTCATTTCCAATGTAAGTATCTAACGTGGTTGGCCGATATTTTTCTACCCAAAGAGTATTACTCATAAAATCCTTTTTGTTCTACTTTAAATTCTTCTATTTCTAATTGACTTGAACTAACTTTTGGATAAGTTAGTTTTGGATGTTTTAATGTATTAATAAATAGTTTGTTTTCTTTCTTACTACCAATAAAATATACGTATCTATGTTTTTCAGGTTCTCGCATTCTCCAAAAAGTATCACCAATCGCTTTCTTTAACTTCTCAATGTTATGACTACCAAATCTTGAAAATACAGTTCTACTATGTATCCACGAATAAGGTTCTTTTGTTAGAGACACAGAATAGTTTGGCATCAAATTTAAACCCTCTCCTTGATAAATCCAATTAGTAGCTTGATAAATACCACCAGCGTGTCTTTGTGCTGGGTCTGCATATGATATTAAAACTTTTATATCTTTTGCATTTTCTTTTAACCACTTAAATGATTGTGATATTGAATATGATTCTATATTCTTACCATAACCATCGTGAATAAAAAGCCTTGTTAGTTCTAAAATATTGTCCGTGTCTAATATAGACTCATCTTTAAAAATAGAACCAACAACACTTCTACCGACTGGATAACCATATGACATACAACCTATAAGTTGTTCATCTACATCATCAAAAAACTTGTGTTGTTTTCCTGTCTGATAAAATATACCTAATGCATATCTACAAGATGAAAATGAATGACTATAATGATATTTCTTTATTATCTTTTTAGCTAAAGATTTTGGTATCTCTCTTAGAGAAACTTTTGAAGTATCACAAGTTTCAATCTTGTTCACTCGTTCCAACTAACCAATATGTTGATGTGAAATCGTCTACTTTGAAATTAATTTTAGCTAAACCTTGACTACTAATTTCTAAGGTAGCACTTTCACATTCTTTATTAGCACTTAATACTTCTTTAAATAAGTTTGCATTAAAAGACACATTCTCAATATCAGAAACTTTTGGTGTTGTTACTGGTATTGTAACTCTATTAGTATTAATTGTAGCGTAACCAATAACTAATTTTGTATCAGTACCATCTGTTATTACTGTAAAGTTATCAGCTTCACTCAATGCAGATTTACCAGAGATAAATTTACTGATAAATTGTGGTGTAACATCAATACTTAATTCAAATTCAGGTATTGTTTTCATCTGTGGTGGTTCATTAATAACCGATGTATCACTTAACATATAATTTACAGCCGATGACCTATCAGTTAATTTTAGTGAAATTGCTTTTTCACCAGATTTAGTTAACGACACACTTACATCATCATCCATAACCGTTAACAACTTTAATAATTGTTCTGTATTATAGACACCGATATCAGAATCTTCAAAATTCCATTTGTCCATTGTTAAGTCACCCAACAAAGTTTTATCACCTGATATAAACCTCGTAGATAACTCTTGTGAACTTGAATTACTATTTAGAACAACAGAATTAACTGTACCGTTTAAGTAGTATTTATTAATGAAACGAACTAGCTTTTGCTTATTCATTATAACATTCTCCTATTATTTATAACCATATATACATATATATAAGTTTGTTTTCTCAAAATCAAAAAAATCTTTCTATAGTTTTAGAGGCATCTGTTGGTTCATCCCAATTAAGTGCCTGATAAAACATCATAATTTTTTTATGTAAAGCTTGTTTATATAACTTACTGGGATTTATAAACTGTCTTATAAAATCTAATATCTCTGGTGGGTCTTCGTAACCTTTATAAGCTATTGTTTGTAATCCAATTGGATTTGGTTTTAAATAAACCCACATAATCTTTTCACCATCAAATATTTGTGAATATCTTTTTGAAACTTTTAAATGTTTAAGTAAGTCATTATAAAATATAGCTGACTTAACGTGAACGGGTGTTCCTAACTTATACGAAGTAAATAAGTTTCCATCTACAATACCATATTTTTTTATACCCTTTACACTCGTTGGTATTGCAATTTTATTAAAATCCATAAGTTTCATACTGTTTTTAAAATTAATAATGAATTTATCTAATTT